CACTCACCTATACCAACGCCGAGCAAGCTAAGTTCGACGTTAAGGACGACCTCCTCCGCGTGGTCAAGTCCCTGCGTAAGCGCAACACTCCTACCTACCAGGACGGCTTCTACCGTTGCGTTTGTGATCCCACCTTCCTGATGCACCTGCGTCAGAACAGCGACTTCCGCGAGGTGGCTCGTTATCCTGGCAATGGCCAGATCAACCCGCTCATGTCGGCTATGCAGCCGAACGCGAGCATCTACATGGGTCAAGGCTTCGGCCAAGCCACCTTCGTGGCTGGCGAGCCCATCATGCCGACTGGCTTTGTCTTCGAGGGTGTGCGATTCTTCGAATCCACCAACATGCCTTCCCAGACTCAGAACGCAACGATTGCTAGCAGCACCGCTGACTACAACGCTGCGATCGGTATCTTCTTCGGTCCTCAGTCTGTTGGCGTCGGTATCGGCGGCAACAACGCTCAGGTTCTCCTGAACAACAATGATGACTTCTCACGTTTCATCATGATGATCTGGAGCCTGTATGCTGGTTTCGAACTGCTTAACGCAGACTTCGTGACCGTTGGTTACTCTTTCGACGCTTGAGGAGGTAACTGACAATGGCTATTAACTCTAATCAGCTCCACGTTGCCAAGATCTATCCTGGTAACTACACCAACGTTCTTCGTTACTGGCACGAAGAAAAAACCGTTCAGTACAACAACGCGAACGGTGTTTCCACCAACCTGACCAACCAGCCTATCGGCGGTCCTGTCGGTGTTGTGTTCCGTCCCGGCTGGATTGCCCAACAGGCAGTCGGCTATGTGGACATGAGCTATCAGGCTCTGGGCACCAACAATCAGCTCTCTTACTACACCCGTCCTTACGGCTCTGGTCAGAACTCTGCTGAGCAGCCCTTCCTGAACGGCAGCGTCATCATCCCTTCTCCCGACTTCCACAAGGATGTTCGGGCTGATATCACTGATGGCATCAAGGTCCCTGCTTCTGCCTACGTCTATCGCGCTTCTCTGCGTATCGACGGCGGCGATCTCGTCAGCAGCGGCGTTGCTGGTGCCGATACCACTCCTGAGCTGACTCTTGTTCCCGCTGTGGGCCAAGGTCTTTCGCGACAATGGCACCGTGGTGTCCGGTCAATTCGGTGTGTCTGTGACTGGCTCTAACAGCCGGATCGCTAACGGAAGCTCTGCTTCTGTGAACATCATCGATTCCAGCTCTCTGTCTGCTCTGTCTTCCGAGACTCAGTGGAAGCTGTTCACCACCACCGACCTCGGCGGCGCTGCTGCTTCTGGTCTTGCTCAAGGTTCCGGCGTTTACGATCCCCGCGCCGCTGCCAACAGCCTGGCTGGTGACAACAAGGCTCTCGCAATCTGCGAAGTCTGTTGGATCGTTCCTGACGAAGCTCCCGAGCGTCAAGATCTGGCTCTCCAGCCCGACGGCCTTGTGGAATCCTCCGTCTACACCAGCACTTCTCCTCAGTGATAAGCTGAGTAAAGTGAACACACAGAAGCCCCTCTTCGGAGGGGTTTTTTATTTTTATTTAACAACATTAGTATTGCAAAAAATATAATAGCATCTAAGATTTAGACACCATGATCTTTATATCATGCGTGATCTATCTAAGTCTCTCCATAAAGCGAACTGAGTGTCCCAGGTGTGGTGCTCGTTGGCTTAACGGGCAACTTTACTGGGCCACTGGCTGTAAAGCTAAAGAACAAGATTTAGCTGGTCTGGTCTGTAATATTGTTGATTCAGATGAATGTATAAACCCTGAAAAAGGTTCAGAAGGAGGAGATACCTGGGATAAAAGGGCAAGATATATCGAAAACTTAGAGCGTGTGGCTGATCAACGAATGAAACCTGAATGGGATGCCGGAATTTTTGGTATAGATTAACGAACCGGCATCACTAAGCCACCAAATCTTGGTTTGTTTTCGATATTTTTAACTATCCCATGACATTCAGATAAAGCAGATTTAATAACGTCGTTGTGTTCAGGTTTTTGTCCTAGATAAGAAGCGCTCCTTAAATAATGCTCGACATTTAAAGCTGGGGAACACCCTTGAAGCTGCTGTAAGTTTTTGGGGCCAAGCGATGTACCGTATCTAGCGTTTGCTCCTTCCGTTAAGTATTTTGAAAGTTCAATAAAAGCCGGAACTGCGTCTAACCCTGCGCTAGCAAAAGAAGCTGCGGCACCTCCACCACCGACGATTAGAGCGTTAACCGCTCGTTGAACAGGGTTTGGTTCTTTTTCGTTAAAAAGTTCATACCCCGTTGCATAAATATCACCGGCAAACGGGATAGCCTTCATTAATTTTTTTCCTGGCTGACCGGCGAGCCGAATCGGATTTCCCATTGACGGTTACTAATAATTACCATTTTACCTATATTTGAGATAAACTACTGCTCGTATAGTGATTGCCATGTCTAGCAAAATTTATTCACCAAGTGGAATCAAAGTCACTGTCTTATCTATCCATGATGACGGTGAGTATTTCATGGTTCGTTCCGATACTTCTGGAAAAGTTTTCTTTGCTCACAAGGATCAGGTCGAAGAGCCTGTAGTTATAGAGCACGAAACAAGCGACAATTACAGCGCAAAACGCCGTAACAGGCGAAAAGTTTCTACTGCTTCAAAAGAGCCGATTGTCGTCAAGCCTCAGGTGCCGACTGACAACAGGATCAACCTAAATACGCTGACAGCCGAAGGTTTAACTCAGGTGCTCCCAGGTGTGGGCATAAAGACGGCTAAAGAAATTATTGAATTAAAGCAAGGACTTCCTGGAGAAAAATTTCAAAAACTTGATCAGTTAAAAGCTGTTAAGCGGATTGACTGGGATGCTGTGTTTGAGACTGGCGAGGTTTACGTAGAATAAAAACATATGTGTGGTGATCCGTGGCTCAGTTAACTCAACAAGAACTAGAGCAGATTCAAAGTTACCTAGCTCAACAAGGGGTAACTTTTAACGCTACAACTACGGACGCCACTAAAAGAGAAGTAATCTATGCTGCCGTTAATCAAATAACGCGCAACCCAGCGCAAGTATTTGGTTACAAGTTAGATGATTACAACTTTAGTCGTGTAGCGTATCATCTTGGATATAATATTGCTACAGTACCTGCTGGTGATTAACGCTCGTTTATTAGAAGTCCTGTAACAGCATTCCTAGTGAGTTTTATAACGACAAAATTGTTCAGCAAATTGAAAGATGTGAAGAGGCTGAACGTCTTACTGAACTAGCCACGGGTAAGGCTACTAGCCGTCAAGAGACTATTCTTGGTGACGTTAGTCGTTCGATTAATATCCAGGACAAGCGAGAGACTGCTCGTATTTGGCGTGAAAATTATCTTTATGAATGTTGATCGTTTAGCTCAAATGCTTTACGTTCCTAATTATCGAGACCCCGTGGCGTCTAGGTATCGGTTTGAACGCTCAGGTGGCGAGTTTATACAAGCTATTCCTGGTCCTCCTGATGTGTCACGAGCTGATCGTTTATACTTTCAAGCAAATTGGCGCTAAACTTACACTAGAAAAAGCTTTATTTAGCCGTGGGCCAACAAAAAGCAGCATCAGATTTTATTTATGGCTTGATCGACATGCTCGGTCTGGGCAATAAAGCTACTCGTGAGGCTGTTCGTCCGGTTTTACAAAGAGCTAGCCAAGCTGCTAAGCAACAATTAGGACCTGCGCTTCCAACGAGGGCTCCGCAAACGGGAGTTATTGGTACGCGAGGTATTGTTACCCCTCGACAGGCTCCTGTTCCTGAGTTTGGTAATCGCGGTGTGCTCCCTGGTATCTCTGAAATGGCTCGGATTCGCACTGGAGCGGATCCTGTAACGGCTGAAGCTACTGCGGCTGCAATTGAAAAAACTGCTCCGGACTTAGCAAATATTATTCGTCAAAACGCTCGCCAAGCTTCTTTTCCCTCAAGTCCTTCCGCCAGCGCATACAATTATTATCAGCCTGGTCTACCTCTTCGTTTTCCTGCTGGTGCAACTAACTTAGTTCCTACAACTAGCACTGCGGGTCGTATTACTCCAGCGGGTACACGTGTAGGTGGTCGACCTTACACTCCTGAATCAATGGCGAGTCCACGCAACGTGGAAACTGCTCGTATCGCTGGCACTGAGCGGTTAGCTGACTTACCTGATGCACCGGCTCGAATTCCGGGCGGTCAAATGTCTATCGATTTTTCACCCAACCGTCAGATTGGAGAAGAAGCTGCTGCTTCTATGGATAGCACTGCTCCAGAGTTGGCTTCTATTTTTCGTCAGAATGCAGGTATCGATCCCATGCGCCCTATGGGCGTTCAGGTGACAGATCTTCAATCTTTAATTCAAAACATGACTCCTGCTCAGCGGGCGTCTATGGGTTTGGTCGGTGCTGGTTCTACCGTTGCTGGTCTCGGTCAGATTATTTCTGATCGAGCTAATCAAGAACAAGCTATGCGTAACATTGGTCAGTTTACAGAAGCTGATGCTGCTGCTTATGAAGCAAATCGGCAGAAAGCTATGCGTAACATTGGTCAGTTCACAGAAGCTGATGCTGCTGCTTATGAAGCAAATCGGCAGAAAGCTATGCGTAACTTTGGTCAGTTCACAGAAGCTGATGCTGCTGCTTATGAAGCAAATCGGCAGCAAGCTGTGGATCCTACGCTTGTAGGTTCTCAAAAATTTTCTGCTCCTGTAGTCCCTCCTTCGGTTCCTCCTTTAGCACCCCCACCAGCAACATCGACTGGTGCTCCGCTTACACGAGACCAGTCACAAGCGTTGTCACAGTATATAAGCAGCACACAAGAGAGTATGCAGCAAACTGATCCAGTTTCTGCTGGTGTTGCTCGTATGGTTGCGCCCCGTGACCCTAGTTCTTATGGAAACATTGGTGACTACTATGCAGACCGTGAGCGGTTCGTTAGTGCAATGTCTAACGGCAGCTTGAGAGATTTAATAAACCGCGTGGGTCAAACTGCACAAGATCAGGCTCAGGAAATTGCCTTGCAATCTTGGGCTACCGCAAATAAACCTCTTGCGTACGAGCTAATTAATCGTATGCAAATGGCTAACCCTGCTGCTAATCAACAAAGTGGAGAGCAAGTAACTACTTCTACTTATGGTTCAGCTATGGGGGATAACAATCAAGCTAATGCCATGGGTCAGCTAATGCGAGTGCCGCTCAAATCGATTCGTTTATGGCACCAAACGAGTTAGAGGTAGCGAATAGGAGCAGCGCAACAACGAAATTCTGTCTGCTACTCAGCCTTTGAGCGTCCGGTCTGACTCCACTCGTATTTATGCAGACGTTACTTCCGTCAGCAGTTAGGAGGATTCTGATGCCCGTTTCTGCTGTCTCACCTAATACTTTTGACCCATATACAATCGGGTATCAAATGGGCGTCTCTTTAGACGACGCAATTAATGCTTATTCGACTTCTGCTGAAGCTATTGAAGATAGGGTCGCAGCGGGTACTGGTCCTGATCCAGTCCGTAACTATGAAAAACTTGTTACTCAAATTTTGTACAGTGGTGCTGACTTAGTGGGAGCTCTTACAGGCAAACCTAAGATTCAATATCCTTCTTTTGAAGAGAAACAATCTGTTGAGCCTTTAGTAAAAACCTGAAGAAAATAAGACTGAAACAGATTCAGTTCAGGATTTTATTAGGGAGGAAATAAAGAACGCAATAAAAAAAATTACCAAGACTCCTGAGATAAGACCTGTTCAAGCTGATAGCTCAACCCCGAGCACAGTTCAAGAGTCTCCTACACCTATTAAAGTAGTGCCGTACAAAATTGGCGACCGTGTTGGTTACTGATTTGTATTTTAGACTAGACACAACAAGAGATTAAACAGTGGCTTCAACTTCTACAAACAAGTCTCCGATGATGGTTGATCGCCCCTTTCTTAGGGGTGCAAAGATAACCAACGCCACGGCGACTATTAGTGCTGTCAATCCTGAGTTTGCTAATTTAATTCAGCTCGTACGTGTGGGCGATATTCCCTCTGAAGACGCTGCCATTGTTGAAGATGTATTTATCGTATCCAACGAAGGATATCCGGACGACGGCGGAGTTAGAGCTATTACTCTCGGCCTTTATGTATATGCTCCTAACCAGGCAGCTCCTTCTACCGCCGCTTCACTTCTGATTAATAAATTTGTTGTCGGGCTCTCTGGCAGCACAGAAGGACTAATTCAGCGAGTCGAACTTCCTAAGACAATTGCTCCAACTCCTCAAACTGGTTTCACTAACCAGATTCGCCCTATTGAATTAGGCGCTGCTGAGGCAATGTATTTAGAAAAAGGTTACATCCTTGGCGTTGGTTATCTTGGTACTGCCGATGTGGCTGTATCTGGTGGCCTGAGCCCTTCCGGTGTTTCTGTTTGGGCACAAGGCGGTTTCTATTGATCCGTGAGCAAAAGACGCAAAGGTTCTGATTTCTTCGGGTGGGACAATCACTCACCTAAGAAATCAGACTTTTCGTTCGATGGTATTCCTGGAGCAAGTAAGGCATCGTCTTTAAACAGACCGATGCCTTGGAAAAATAAGTTTCGACCAGATCAAAATTTAAAAGATTTTAGTGTTTTATTTGATTACAACTATGCGTCTATGTGGACGCGCTGGAGAAGAGGATACGAACTTTATACCTACACGAATCAAGCTTTGCTTGGTTTGAATTACACATTTAGATACGCAATTAACGGGCAAGCTGGGTCTGGAGGTGTTGAACTTCCTGGCCTTTGTTATATGTACCCTTCGTCTGATCAAGACATGGGTATGCGTATGGTCGTTATTAGACCGAGAGACAGCTTTAACTTTCTTGATTTTGGTTACTCAATTAAAAGTGTTTTTGATTATGACACAACCAATAACATCATTGGAGTAGAGCTTTCTAGCAATTTTGGAGCACCTATATCTTTTACTGTACTGGCGAGGTTTTATCTGATCGCTTTGCAGCAGACGGCACCGAGAAAACTACTTACAGCAACTACACTGTCGTAGCTGTCGGGACTAAAGCAGGAGGACCAGCCGTACCATCACCAGCTCCTTTCCAGGACACACTTTTTCTTTCGGTTACAGCAGACACAAGTTGGACTTCGATTGAGGATCAGAGCTTTACAGCCCCAGCAGTTTCAAATCCTACCGTGGGCGAGTATCTGACTACAGCAATGCGTTTCGGATGTAACTGTCCTGATTATCTAGGGAGAGAAGATTTTAATCTTTATAAATACGGCACAAACAGAAACTATCCTTATACTCTTCCACAAGATTTGAAGCCAGGTACTTATGACGCTGGTACTAATACTTTTGAAGGTGAAAGACCTAGTCAGTTAAGAGACTTTCCAGGATTTATTCGTGATTTTGGTTTTCTTTACACCAAACAACTATTAAATTTACCAGCATACAGAGACGACGCAGCGGCTTCTTACTCAGATCCGAATCTTTTATATTTTCAGCCAAGATTCTGCAAACATATTTATGCAACTTGGTGGGACATGCAAAATCGATTTACTAACTACTCCTACTTAGATGCTTATTTAGCTCAACCTACTGATGAGCCACTAGATGATCGTTACAGAGAACATTTTGAAAGAAATTTAATAAAACAAACTGATTTTTTACGCAAAGTTAAAGAACTTAATTGGTGGGAAAAATACTCACCTGCTAAAGAAAGTGTGCCAGATCATGCTCTTTATTCAGACATGAATCCGGTTATGGTCAAAGTTTTAAATTTTGACACTTTAGCCTCTGGTGGCGTCAGTCCTTTGGTGCCCAGCGGTTTCTCAATGTTTTGATATCGATACCTTTAACCCTTTACAACCAGTGCCTCCAGAAAATACACCAATCGCAGACGGAGGAACATATTTAAATGGAATTGTGGTTAGCGGTATTTCTCCAATAATTATTTATGATGGAGGCGATTATCTAAACGGCTCAGGGCTACCTCCGCTTTATCGTCCTTCGATTAACGGAGGAACTTACTGACATGACTTCTACTCCCGTTACTTTATTATCCAAGCGATCTGGTAACGCTTCTGATAGACCGATAGTAACAACTGTGCAGGTCGGTGAACTTGCGCTTAACTTTGCTGGTTCTGATAATGGTTTGTATTTTAAAGATTCTGCCGGTAGTATCCGTAAGGTGACGGGTACTCATTACGGAGTTACGGCACCTAATGCAAGTCCTGCTGGTCAGACAGGAAATTCGATCGGAGAAACCTGGGTTAACTCTTCCACGTCTGCTTACTATTTAAGTGTTTGGACTGGAGCGAGTTGGCAAAAAGTCGGAGCGGCGTTTGCTGATGTAGCTGCTATCGCAAGCGTGACAATTGCGTCCGGTGCTTTAGTGGCCAATAGTGCCCTTGTAGCTTCTGGCTCTTTTGGCGCTATTTTAGCTTCCGGTTCTCTGGGTTCAGTCTTATCTTCTGGATCTCTGGGTTCAGTTTTATCTTCTGGATCTCTGGGTTCGATTTTGTCTTCTGGTGTTGTTACTGCTGTTGATACTCCCGTAGCAAATATTGTTACAGGGGCTTTACCTAGTCCAGGAGTTTCAGGAACTTTGATTTATAAAAATGATTCGCCCAGTGGTTTATATATCTGCGTTAACGGAGGATGGGCTCTTACGTAAGATGCTCTTAAGCATCCACGCGCTTTTAAACATATTTTTAACCACAGTGGCTAATTCATTTTCAACGTCAGGCGCACCAACTTCTTGAGCTAACAAGAAAATATCTTTAGCCATAAAACCTCCATCTTCTAGGTTTTTCATGTAAAGAAAAAAGGCTTTGATCAGCTTCGTATGATTTAGTTGTTTTGAAGTTTTTATATTGACCTAGTAAACCTTTTTGACACATAGGCATTAAATAATCCATGCTACGCACAAGTTCAGATATAGTGTCAAAATCTTCTGTGTGCTGTTCGTATTGTTCTTTTAAAAATTCGTGTACGGATAAAAAGATAGGTGTTTCAATATTCAAATGCAGTAAATGAGCTTGAATGTTTAAATGAAATAAATAAGAAGCCAATTCAACCATCCTGTAAATAAGATTGTCGACATTGGCTTCTTTAACGATTACGACTTCTTCCGTCACGACCTCTTCCGTGGGCGCAGTGGCGGCTTGTTGAAAAAGTTGTCCGATGTTAGAAGAAGTCATTTATCTCAGAAGGTGCAAGTACCGGTGCTGCACGTAGAAGTTTCTTCACTAACTTTAGCCTGTTCTTCTTGGCCTTTTAAGTACTCCCCCAACACCATCTTTGTTGATACGGAACACCGACTTAGCGCCATTAGGTTGCAGGTTGACGTAGGTGCTTTTGGGCCAACCGCCAGGCTGTTTGGACTCGGTAAGAGAGATGCGCTTGCGAACAAAGCCAGCAGAGCAGTTGAGCAGCTCAGCAGTTTGAGCGATTGTGAGCAGCTTCTGGGATTCCATGCGAATAAGGTGTTGAATGATCGCAACGCAAGAAGATTAGCAGGAAAATCGAGAAGAGCAAGGGTTTTTGCCTTTTAAATTTTTCTTTATGTTTAAAGAGTTAAGATAGTGTGTAGTGTTGTCGTTTGTGTCTCATGGCGCGAATTCGTGTTGCTGGCGAGGTTTTCTCCAGTTACAACAAGCCAAAACGCGACGTGCAGGGCGGTAAGCAGTTTGCCGTGGCAGCAAAGAAGGTGACAAAGTGCGGCTAGTTCGGTTTGGAGACGCAAACATGGAGAACAAAAGTGACGACCCAGAGCGCCGAAAAAACTTTCGTGCTCGACACAACTGCGACGAGAAAAAGTCTAAACTTACCCCTGGTTACTGGAGCTGTAAAGCATGGTGATTATGGTTTTATATAGTTTATTGCAAAAATTTGATCTAGACTGTGTATAGCTGCATCCTGGCGATGAACGGCTCTGAACACATTAGTCTCGGTCTAACTCTGGAAGACGAGTTCACGCTCACGCGGATTAAGAACGACGCTTACGGATTAAAAGGCAAAGAGCGAGACCAGTATCTGTGGGATCGAATCGTTCGATTTGTCTGCCGCGAACGCGCCTTTAAATTCGTAATCGATGAACTCGGTGTAGTTGTTGACCCTAATATAAAAGTATTCGATGATTTTGAAGCTGACGAATAATCATGGGCCTCTCTGTAACTTTATGGTTCGATTGACAAGAACGTATTCGGAGGTTATTTGCCTGGCGGCGCAGCTCGTCCTGGTCGGGGTGTGCCTACACCTAAAGCTCCTACGCCCTCGGCTTCCACGCCTAATCCCGCTCAGCAAGCCTCTGTAATTACACCTCAAGCTCGTCGATGGCTAAGGGCTATCAGCGCATCCGAAGGCACTTTACGAGACGGACAGATTCAGTACGACATCATGTTTGGCGGCGGACGCTTTGGCGACTTAAGTCGACATCCAGATAAAGTCGTTCGAGGAGGTGGATACAGTAGCGCAGCAGCAGGCGCTTATCAGTTCATGCCTGGTACTTGGTCTGAAGTTTCAAGGAAGCTAGGCTTGCGTGATTTCGGTCCTCAATCACAAGATCTAGCCGCAATAGAACTTATACGGCGGCGAGGTGTGGATCCGAATACCGCTCCTATTAATGCTGCAAACGTAGCCAAGCTGGCACCAGAATGGGCTTCTTTACCAACTCTTCAAGGCAAAAGTTATTACGGTCAACCAGTTAAACCGCTTTCCTTTGTACAACAAGCTGCCGCTGGAAAAATTAACAATTATACGGCTGCAAATGCTACGAATGTTGATGGAAATGCCGAACAGGAAACGGCTCAAGCTCCGTCCGACAACAATAAAAAAGAGACTTAACGAGCTTGAAGCTCTCGCTACTTTGAGTGTCTTAGGTAATTTGCTTAATGCTTTTAAACCCGAAGCACCTTCAACTTCTTTTGAGAGTGGTCGCTCTTTAGTGCCTCCGTTACCTAAAAAAAATGGAGAATTAGATATAGCTAAAGAAAAATTAGAGCAAGAAAGAGCCGCCTTAGCAAGAGAACAAGAAGCGGTTAGAGCACAACAGCAAGGAGAACGTAATTTTATGAATCAACAAGCTTTTCTTACAAGTTTAATTGGACAGGCAATGGAGTCGTTTAAGCCAGGTAAGCCTGTGTAATAAGGGTATAATTTATAAGAGATAAAGTTAAAATCATGCCTGTAATTGGTGGTGTTTATTATCCCTACGAGGATGAAGCGGTACAAGACACGATTGATCAAGCTAGTCCGTATAACGTCGCTAATTCAAGTTCTTCTAGCGATAAAACTACAGATAAAAAATGGTATGACTATATCCCAGGTGTTTTAGGTGGTGTCGCTGATGTTGTTCGCAGTAATTCTCAAAGCTCCATGGAGCTTCCTGGTTTTGATAATGAATTAACTGGAGAAACTACTGAAAAAATTAATACTGAAACTGAACAAAGACTAGCTGATTTACGTAGCACGTTAAACGATATTTTGTATTTTGCTGGAGTTTCTCCTGCAGAAAGTACAACCGAAAAAAGGAAAGCATATCCTAATGCGTTTGAGCCAATGGCTCAGCGTGGTTATAATTTACTTTTTGGTTACGAACCTACTAAGTTAGGCACTGAAGAAGCGGAAGAGAAGATCGGCACATATTTACAAAAGTATGGTGCATTTAATCGTCCACAATTTATGGCTGCTGCTACTGGGGATACTGTTCGAGATGTCGATCCCTCTGTATACGAGCCACAGATTAAAAAATATATGGACACTGCTGAGATGAGCAAAATGTACGATTATTCAAGTCCGCAAACTCAAGAGTTTATTTCTGGAGCAGGCGCACCAGGTTCCCGTTACTCTCGGGAGCGTATGGCTGGTTTCTTCGGTAGTCCTGATATTAAGAAACAATTTATGGAGTATTCCAGTTATGCCTGATTTATTTAGCCATGTCTCTAAAGAGAGCGTCATCTGAAAGACGAGCTGACCGAAATATTTATAGACGTGAAAGTCACGTGGAGAAAAATCCTGCTTTTCGATTAGCAGGTAGCATTTTTTTACAAAGCAGATACTCGTAAAGCGGATAAAGAAGAAAGAAGGCAGGCGTTGCAAAAAAGTCGTCCAGTCGGTTATGGGTTTGCTACCGATGATCTATATGGACCGGATAACTCGTGGGATTCCCCTGATAGTCTCATAGGTATACACGACCAAGGTCACTATATAGTCGGTGAAAATCGTGGGTTCTTTGCTGATAGTCGTTGATAGACGGTAAGTAAAATACAAAACCAAACACTTTTGATTGTTTTAACGGTTTTAATTCTTTAGTGTCTTGTAATAATTTTGGATGTTCTTTTAGAACGCAGACAGGTAAATCTATGCCGACTTTTTGCGTAACCAGTAAAGCAACTTCAGTAGAAGTTATAAAAATTATTCCTTCGTCAAATTCTTTTTTAATCCATTTTTTATAAGCAAGTTCTAGCCAAACTTCTTTGGTTTGATTTTTTAAAATATTTAGTTTTTTCAAATAATTTATCTGATTTTAGGTTGCTCAGACTTAAGAGATATGTCCCTCGGTGGATACAAATATATATTTTACCTTTCCAGTCTTGAATTAATCCGTTATTTTCCCAGGAAAAATAACGTGTTGCTTGGGACAATAGTATTAGCGTTGTTACTAGAAGCCGGATCTTAAGAAAATTTCTCCTCCTAGAAAAGACGGTTGTTGTAGCAATTAATTCTGGAGGAGAAACAAAATCTTTTAGAAGCTAATACCATAAGTATTTAATCTTCGATCAGGACTAATCGCATTTGACTATTGTTGGCTAGATGTTTTTTGTCGTCCCAGATAACTTCGTAATAAATA